ATTTTACGCCGTGTTACAGCCGTTGAGGTCGAGATACACTAAGGCCATGTGGCCCGGTAGCTCAGTTGCATAGAGCAGCGCACTCCTAACGCGAAGGTCGGCAGTTGGACTCTGCCCCGGGCCACCAAAGAATCAGTAACTTACAAGAATTATCGAAGTGAACATCTAGCTCGTGGGTCACATTTGGGTCACGTAAACTCCAAGAAATAGGGCCAGCCGGTTAGGGCTGGCCCTGTGTATTCATCTGCTTCTAGGCTTAGGCTGCGAACCTCTTCGCCGGGACCATCGGTGCCATCCTATCGGCGTTGGCGAATCGGACCAAGGCATCGTAGGGCACCAGGATACGACCGCCGACTTTGCGCGTCGGGAGCCGGCCGGCGGCGATGAGATAATCCAGCGCACGGACGGACAGGCTTAATTGATAGGCCGCGTCCTGGCGACTGTACAGCAAGCGCGGTGGTGCCTCTGGGGTTGGGATGCGAGCCATACGCAATCGTGCCGCGCGGCAAGGCTGCTGTGAATCGGGTGTATCCCTTAGTTTTGATAGATCAGGTGTCGTCAATTAGTGCCTCGAATTGCAGAGGCCCGCGTGCAAATACGCGCAGGTCAGCTCTGTAACCCAAAGCAAGCTCCCTGCGGGGAATCAGCCCTGATTACGTTCGCGGTCTTCATGGCGCCCGGCGAGGTACCGGCCGAGGCGATTACATCTCCCCTCTATTGTACTCTCTGCGGGGCAGGCGCTGCGCCCGCCCTCCAATCGCGCGCAAATGGGCCTAGGCGCCGTCGGTGGCGTCACAGGCGGCTTACCTTACCCGGAAAGCCGCTGCGTGGGCGAGTTTGCGGGTATGTGGGGTGCGGATGGGTGTAGGGCGATAGCTGTGTGAAGAGAGCAAGGCCTTCCCTCCAAACTCAAGCCATGTAGCGCCGCCCGTGGCCTCAGCCATCGGCGCAAAGCGGCATTGTCAGCAGCATCTCCACAACAGTTGTTGGTTATCTTCTAGGATACCGGACAACCTTGAGTTTATTGACAATCTCTAAGTATCTGTGTTTTCTAAAGGATACAGCCAATTATGAATCCGTTACTTCACAACCCAGTCGATTTGGCGATTCTTATTATACTAGTCTGGATTGAAAGGGTAGATAAGTTTACACCAACTTACGAGCCCGGTCAAGTAGCCAGCTTCTCGGATGTGATCTTCAGTACATGTTTTAACTAGCTGGGTAACAACCTTTGGCTCAATCAAAGAAATGCATAAAGTAGGCTATATGGAAACGAATCAGCAACTTACGACGACAAAAGCCAAGAACGGCCGCCCATTCAATGACCTCAGCTGGACCGAAGGCCACAAGTTCTCTGCCCGGCTTACTGGCCACGGACGCGCCGCGACGCGCTTCGATAGCGCTGGCGGGTTGCTGAGCCGGATCATCCCCAAGGGACCCGCCTTCATCAACTGCAGCTGCGCATGTGGGGCGTACACCAAGGAGCATCCGAAGGCTATCCGCCTCGATCACCTCATGGCGGTTGGTCAGAAGGCTACCGTAAGCTGCGGATGCCAAGGAAAGATGACTTACAAGCAGAACGCCGAGTTTCATACCATCAACAAATGTTCCCCAGCCTTGATTGTGTCGATGTTCGCCGCCTACTGCCGTAAACCATTGAGCGTAATAGCCATAGCAAAGCGGTACGGTGTCGCAGCCTTCATGGTCTGCGCGGCCTACCGGATCCACCGGGAGACATTGGCGGCTAAGTTTGGCGATTGGATCCGGGCTGGCAAGTTGTCTGTACCGTGCGAGCTTGGCGTGCGAGCGTGGCACCTGCTCCAGAAGCACGTCCTCCGCAACGAGCCGGCCGCGAGACTGGAGCTGGAAGATTCCGACGTCACCGATTATCACCAACGCTTCAAGTGCTGCTTATCACCCGCGTTCGAGTCGAGTTGCTTCCAGGCCGCCTAATTCCTCTGCAATACCCTACGCAACACCCCCGCACTACCCCTCCGCACCACCCCTCCCACCAGTAACACCAGGCCTCCCCGGCCAGAAAGCGTGCCTCAATGCCAATCAAGGGTTCCAGCACTTCCTCCGCATCACGAATCAAAGCACACACCATTGAATCCATCGATGGTTGCTTGCTTTGGACCGCCAGCGTTTCCACGCAGTCCGGCTATCCGATGTGTTATGACGAGATCGCCGGACGCATGGACTACGCCTATGCCATCGAGTACCGTCTCGAGAATGGCCCCGACAGCCTCGATGGTGGACTTGAGTGCCACCACACCTGCCTATGCCACACCTGCCTACGCCACGTAGTTGCTGTCACCCGCGCACAACACGCTGCGATACATAAGGCCGAGCGTGCAGAGCGTAATGAGCAGGCCACGCCTCTCATTCGCAACCTGGCCAGTGCCGGCCGCGATGCCAGGGAGATCAAAGCCCTGACTGGCGCCACCTTGGGGTACATCAAAGTCCTGCTGAAGTCGGATGCCGAGAACCCGAATCCTCAGCCATCAATCGACAGCGTCATTGCGAATCTCTTCGGTGGCATATACGCCAACGGCAATGAACAGGCGGCGGCATAAATGGACTTTCCCAACTTCATCATTCTCGTATTCTGCCTGACGGCTATCGCTGTACTGATGTCTACCAACCGCAACAGACGCTGGTAACCGATAATGACCATCCTTCATATCACCATTCCCGTCATTGTCATCGCTGCGATCTATTCGATCATCCAGCACGTTCGTATCCGGCACCTTCAGGCCCGGTACGACGCGATCAAGTAATCGATCCGCTCCACACTCCGCCGTATCCCTCCACAATCATTCTCACTGCAAGCAGGATGCTGTCCCCAATCGGGCGGCATCCGTCCATCAAGGACCACAAATGTCTAGCCGCAAGCAATTCATGCAAGAACTAGAACCAGTAATAGACACAATCGAGAAGATCGTCCTCTCATCGAGAACGATGTTGAAGGCTTCTCCCTCGCTACGCCCAGGACAGCAAATGATGGACGGCTGCATCGCCAAGCATCCAGAATCAATCGCGATAAGGAACGCATGGGCATTTCACGAGCCCGTAACCAATCTGCCAGCCAAGCGATACGACGAAATGGTGAACCGCGGAAGCCAGGTTGTGTTTCATGGCTAATCGTCTGGATGAGTTGTACGTCCACGGTGAGACCTCAGACGCGTTCCTCTCCGAGGTCAATCGCTACGCTATGCGCCGTGTATCAGGGAAGGTCTGGAACAGGGCCGATGCAGAAAACATCGGCCAGTTGACTGCTCTCTATGTATGGCAGCACATCGACACATTCGATCCAGCCAGATCATCCATATCCAACTGGATACGACTCACCGCGGACTCGATGCTCAACGACCACCTCGAAGATCGATACAAGCGCAAAGGCAACATCGAGTTCGATCACGACTCGATGGAAGTTGCAGGTGGAGAAGCGAAGGATGATCGTCATGCCGGACAAGACAAGCTACGCTATGCATTCGGTGAAGACCAGGAACTGCTCAACTTGCTGCTCATGGGATACACAGCCGCTAACTGTGAAGGCAAACTCGGATTGACCAGGAAGACAATCCGTTGCCGTATGGACAAAGCGAAAAAGAGAGGCGAGTCCTACAACGGTTAGGGCCATTCTTCAGAAGATTGGCCCAATCATTCAGCAGAAGAGATTAGTTCCGGCACGTCGAAGCCGAGAGCGGTAAACGCTCAGTTGAATGTCGACCACTTCACCCAATGCGCCGTGCTCCGCCTCCGACCACGCCAGGCTCTAACCCATGCCGTCGGTAAGCGTGAAGGTCAAGCACCTATCTGAATAGAGCCGGCGCCGGTGAAGCAACACAATGAGCAACCCATATGTGACCTGTCCACACGATCAACTCATCGACATCACCACAGTCTCAGATGATCACATCTGCCTGCTCTGTGTCGCATGCCTCGCAGAGATCGATGGTGGGCCATTCGATCACGATCCTTTATGCCTTTAGCTGCTCCGTCACCTTGCAGACATCGCGGATGCGGTGCTTTGAGCACCACACCATACTGCTCAAAACATAAGGTATCGATCGATGCGTGCAGATACAGAGGCAGCGCGTCAAGCCGCGGATATGACAGCGCATGGCAGCGTATCAGGAAACAAGCCCTAATCAGGGACCATTACTTATGTGTTATGTGCCTGGCAGAACAACCATCCAGGGCAACACCAGCACAAGATGTAGATCACGTCCTAAGCATTGAGGTAGCACCTGAGCTACGACTTGACCTAGACAACCTGCAGAGTCTATGTAGACCGTGCCATCGCATCAAGACACAGCATGACCGATCACATCGTAGTGTTGTTGCTACCTAAAACACCCGTACCAGAACACATAGGTGTTGATGCATACCACCCCAGGGGATAGGGGGTCGATGAATGTCCAGATCGGGGATACCGAAGACCACGCGTGGGCTTCACTCACGCGGCCGCGAATTGAAGGATAGGGGTATCAACCACCACTATATGAAGATATCCGATCTTAAACTCGACGCCCATAACGCCAATAAGGGGACTGCGCGCGGCCGACAAGCCGTCGCCCAGTCTTTCAAGGACTATGGAGCGGGGCGCTCAATTCTCATAGACAAACATGGGACGGTGATAGCGGGCAATAAGAGTCTTGAGGCCGCGTCCGCCGCTGGGATCAACGACGTGATCGTCGTGCAGAGCGATGGTACGCAAATCATCGCCGTGCAGCGCACCGACCTCGACCTCGAATCAGACACTAAGGCGAAGCAACTCGCCATCGCAGACAATCGCTGCGGCGAAATTGGCCTCGAATGGGACCCCGAGATACTCGGCCAGCTCGCATCTGAGATGGACCTGCTCGCGTTCTGGGATGCGGATGAGTTGGCCGCGCTGCTCGGGAGCGAGACCGTGCTTCTGGTCGACGAAGACGATGTGCCTCCCGTGCCAGATGAGCCAAAGAGCAAGCTTGGCGACGTGTATGTGCTTGGAAATCATCGGCTTATGTGCGGCGATTCGACCTGCATCACGGACGTGGAGAAGCTGATGGATGGGGAGAAAGCGGATATGGTGTGGACTGACCCTCCCTATAACGTCGCGTTGGGAATGGATGAGACGCCGGAGGAGGCCAAGAAGCGCAATCGTCGCACCGATGGACTTGTCGTGAAGAATGACCACATGCCCGACGAGCAATTCAGACAATTTCTGTCTGACGCGTTCACGTCAATGTTTACGGTCGTAAATGACGGTGGCGCGATCTATGTGGCCCACGCGGACAGTGAGGGTTACAACTTCCGTGGTGCCATGCGTGACGCCGGATGGATGACGAAGCAGTGTCTTATTTGGGTGAAATCGTCGCTAGTCATGGGTAGACAGGACTATCAATGGAAGCACGAGCCGATTCTGTATGGATGGAAGCCGGGAGCAGCCCATACTTGGTCTTCTGATCGCACACAGACGACAGTACTGGAATTCCCAAAGCCATCGCGCAATGGTGAGCATCCAACCATGAAGCCTGTTGCGTTGATCGAGTACTGTATTGGCAATAGCTCCAAAGCTGGTCAGAAGATTCTCGACCTATTTGGCGGCAGCGGCTCAACGCTGATCGCATGCGAAAAGACAGGTCGCCGCTGCCGGATGATGGAGCTCGACCCGAAGTATGTCGACGTCATTCTGGCACGTTGGGAAGCCGCGACTGGCCAGAAAGCGGAACGACTCTAATGGCAGGCCGCAGACCAAAACCTACCGCTCTTAAGACTCTCGCCGGCAACCCCGGCCATCGTGCGTTAAATCGCAATGAGCCGAAGCCCGGCGGTGTCCCCAAGTGCCCTCCCCACCTGGACAAAGCAGCTAAACAGGAGTGGAAGCGCATATCCGCTGAGCTTGTCTCCCTCGGTCTACTTACGGAGGTAGATCGTGCTGCGCTGGCTGCGTACTGCGGTGCATGGTCTCGATGGGTAGCCGCCGACCTCAGCGTCCAGAAGTTCGGCTCGGTGATCAAATCGCCCAAGTCTGGCTTCCCTATTGCCAATCCCTATGTGGGGATCGCGAACACCGCCATGGACCAGATGCGCAAGTTTTTGGTCGAGTTCGGAATGACTCCGGCCTCCCGCAGCCGCATCCAGGTCACGCCGACAATAGGTCCGGATCCGTTCGCAGAGTTCATGGCTGACCTTGGCGCAGACGACGAATAGGCTGTGGTCATGGAGTAGGTTTTTCGGCCTTCGCTTTTGCGTGGTCAAGTATGAAGCGGGCGTAATCTACGGCGGAGTCTCTGAAGTTCGTGATGAAGGTATTGAAATTCTCCGCTGAGACGCCACCCGTCAGTACCAATAGGTTCTCCAGCACCGCACTTCCATCACTGTCTACAAATGCAGTGGAAGCTAATTGCGTCTTGTTCCATTCATTGACGGTTGCCAGCGTTGTGCCATCGGTGTAGTAAACGAAAAGTTCAACATACTCCGGGGCGGCCACTTTGCCTGCAAGTTTTCTACCTTCCGCTCTGAAGGTGAAATATTCGTCGAGTTTTCCATCCGTGCTGCCCCGCTCACATTGAAAGCCGAGAGCTTGGACCCTACGTTGAAACTCTTCCAAGGTCACAGTAGAGATCATGTGGGTCGAGTTTCCGTCTTTCGCGGATACGGCTGGACTGGCTTTTGGAGCTTGAGTTCCAGTTGTCTGGGCCAGTGAAGGGCAAGCAACTAGCAACAGGCTGAAAACGGCTAGGGCAACGAAACTGGTCGCATCCTTACGCTCGGGCTTTCCCATCCCCGCATACTACCACGAGTATCTCGACTTCCGAACCCTTCTAGTAATGATCTCGCCTAACATCCCGAAACTCAGTCCCGCAGAGAAGTACATCGCGGGTGTTCTCTCCGGGAAAATCGTCACCTCGAAACTGGTCAAGCAGGCGTGTGAACGTCATCAGCGCGATCTAGCCGATGGTCATCTACGCAATCTCAAGTTCAGCCCGAAGCAAGCCAACCGGCCCATCGAATTCATCCAGAAGTTCTGCCATCATTCCCAAGGCGAGTGGGCTGGGCAGATTGTGGTCCTGGCACCATGGCAATGCGCAATGCTGCACATCTTGTACGGCTGGAGATGGGCAGATACTGGCTATCGTCGCTTCAAGTTCGCTTATGTCGAACTGGCTAAGGGCAACGGAAAGTCGTTCCTCGCATCCGCCATAGGCCTGTTCGAACTGATCGGCTCCGGTGAGGCCGGCGCGGAAGTCTATAGCGTTGCTACAAAGCGCGATCAGGCACGGATTGTTTTCAGCGAAGCCGAGCGAATGGTGGCATCGTCACCTGCCTTGAAGTCTCGCATCAAGAGTTACCGCGACAACTTGCACATCTTAGGAACCGCGTCCAAATTCCAGCCGCTCTCCAGCGACGAAGATTCACTAGATGGGCCTCGTCCGCAATGCCTGATCGCAGATGAATTGCATGCCTGGGGATTCAACGCCCGCAAGTTGTGGGATGTACTTTCCAACGCATTAGGCAAACGCAGGTCACCACTGTTCCTTGTCATCACCACCGCCGGCTCAGGTGAGCTGACTCTGTGTGGCCAGCAACACGAATACTGCGTCAAGGTTCTAAACCAGATTCATGAAGATGACTCCTGGTTTGCGTGGGTGGCAGGGCTCGATGTAGATGATGACTACCTAGACGAGAAGAACTGGGTCAAGGCAAATCCGAACCTCGGCGTCTCAGTAAACATCAAGGAACTACGAGAGGCTGTAAATAAGGCAAAGGGCGACCCAGCATCACTGAACGGCGTGCTCCGTCTTCGCCTGGGCATCTGGACACAGTCCTCAGTTGCGTATTTCCCCATGGACGAATGGGCGAAGTGTAACGCGGCTATCGACCTTGAATCTCTAAAGAATCAACCTTGCTTCGGCGGCCTCGATCTATCGACGACTACCGACATCGCGGCATTCGTTCTCCTGTTTCCTCCATGGGGTGATCGCACTAAGTGGGTTGTCCTGCCGCACTTCTTTCTACCGGAAGACAACATCGAAAAGCGCTGCAAGAAGGATCGAGTTCCATACGACGTATGGAAGCGTCAGGGTCTGTTCAATCTCACATCGGGCAACGTCGTAGACTACGACGCTATCCGGCTCAAGATCAAAGAACTCTCCACGATTTACGACCTCAGGGAGATTGCTTATGACCCTTGGAACGCTCAAGAGACTGCGACCTGGTTGCAGGATCACGGATTCATCGTGTCTCCCCTGCGTCAAGGCTTCCCATCACTCGCAGGTCCGACTAAGAGAGCTCTTGAGTTGGTGCTTACACACGAACTCGATCATCTCGATAACCCGGTACTGCGTTGGATGGCTAGCAACACGGTCGTCGACATGGACGCAACCGGAAGCGTAAAGCCGGACAAGTCGAAGTCCACTGAGAAGATCGATGGCATCAGCGCATTGATATGCGCGCTCTCCCGCGCAATGGTTGTAATTCTCAAACCCAAAAAGCGCCACTTTACACCTTTCACGGTATAGACGATATCGAAGGATTCACATTGGGATTCAGATCCGCACTCAAACAATTCGTGTCCGGTGAGCAGCGATCATCTGGTGATCCACTCGGAAACCCTGCGATCCCGCTGTCCTCTATAGGCTTTTGGGCCTGGGCGACTGGTGGAGAACCGACCGCTTCCGGCGAGAGCGTTACCGTCTCGACTGCACTACAGCAGACGACGGTTTACGCCTGCGCCAGAGTTTTAAGCGAGTCCGTTGCCAGCTTGCCGGTCAAAGTCTACGAGTTGGTCGACCGCGGCCGCAAAGAGAATCCGAATCACGACCTGGCGTACCTGCTGGGTGTATCACCGAACTCGGAGATGACGGCATTCACATTTTGGGAATCGTTGGTTGGAGCATTGGCGCTGACTGGAAATTGCTTCGCCGAGATTCAGCGCGATGCATCCTTGAAGCCAGTCGCATTGTGGCCGCTTCACCCTATGCTGACCGAACCCAAGCGCACTCCGCGCACCGCCGACGGTAAAGGTGGCGATCTCGTATACGAAACTAGCGACGGCATGGGTGGTCAAGGCGCTATCCGAACCATCGCCTCCGCCAACATGATTCACGTTCCACTGTTTTCGTTCGACGGACTCAAGGGACTGTCCCCAATCGCGCTCGCACGCCAAGGCCTTGGCCTGGCACTCGCAGCCGAGAAACTAGGTGCTCGCTACTTCGGTAACGGAGCCCGCCCTAGTGGACTGTTATCAACGATTACCGAGTTTGAAGATGATGACCCGACGCTAGCAGCAGCCCGTGATTCCTGGAACCGCACACAGGGTGGAGACAAGCAAGGATCCACGGCAGTTCTACCCGGCGACTGGAAGTACACGCCGTTGAGCATCTCGAACAAGGACAGCCAGTTCTTGGAGGTCCGACAATTCCAGCGCACCGAGATTGCCGCTCTGTTCCGCGTGCCGCCGCACATGATCGGCGACACCTCGAAGATGAGCAACGCGAACGCAGAGCAACAGGCTTTGATGTTCGTGGTCGATACTCTCCGCCCATACCTCGGCCGGATCGAGGGTGAGTGCTCTCGCAAGCTGCTTCCAACGAACGGTCGTAACGCAGGCCGGTTTCAGATCGAGTTCGACATCTCTGAACGTCTCCGCGGTGACATCGAGAGCCAGGCTGCAGGATTCACCGCCGGCCGCCAAGGTGGTTGGTTCAGCGTGAACGACGTTCGTATGAAGATCGGTGAGAATCCCATCGGACCTGTCGGTGACGTATACATCGTGGCCGTCAACTACCAGAACGCCGCGCGCCTGCTAGATACCGAGAGCCTGCAAGATCAGCCACTAACCAAGGCCGTACCAGCGGTGGATCCAACCGATCCAACCGTGCCGGCTGAAGACGCTACACCGACACCCGAAGAACGGTCGATGATGGCGCAATACACCTCTGCGTATCTGCTGGTTTACCGTGATGCGTTTCAACGGTTGATTAAGCGCGATAACAAAGGATACGACGCCGTTTCCTCCCTATTTAGCCCAGTTCTACGGTCGATTGCAGGGCTTGCACAAGACCACGCAATGACCATAAATAGCCCGGTCGGAGCAATGGATCGTCTGCCCGACAGCAATATCGAGAAGCATGTCGAATCGGTGTGTCGGTCTATGGCTAAACGGTCCGCCGACTACGCAGCCGTGGATCCAGATGCGAGCGTCGCGATGGCTGAGTTCAACAAGGCAGTACGGTCCATCGTGATAAACGTTGCGCGTGATTGCGCCGCCGTTGTCGCTGAGCGAACGATTGCCGCGTAATACACACCCACAGGAGATTCAATGAGCATTAAGTCCGCACCGAAGCATGAAATCCGCCAGATCAAAGCGACCGAACTTCGCGTTTCGACCAATGCAGACGGCAATCGCGTCCTCTCCGGATACGCATCGGTATTCAACAGCCTCTCGTGCGACATGGGCGGATGGTTCGAGATGGTCGCACCGACTGCGTTCACTCGCACGTTGGATGAAAACCCAGACGTGCTCTGTTTGTATTCGCATGACACCTCACTCGTACTTGGTCGCACCAGTTCCGGTACGTTGACGATCTCCACCGACGCAAAGGGACTCAAGTTCGAATGCATCCTTCCCAAGACGACCGCTGCAGCTGATTTGATCGTCCTTGTTGAGCGGGGAGATGTTTCCGGGTGCAGTTTCGGTTTCGTATGCGTCGCCGATGTATGGTCTGAGGATTCAACTGGCCGGTACATCCGCACTTTGCTCGATGTCGATCTTTACGAGATCACAGCGACTGCGCTGCCGGCCTATGACGACACCAGTCTCTCTCTCCGCTCCGCACCGATCGAGATGCGTTCGAAGATCAAGGCGATCGAGAAACGCAACGTCGGATGCCAGTGTACGTGTGATACCTGCGTTGATTCCGACGGAGAAGATTGCGCCAACTGCACCAACGATGATTGCGATGACCTCAATTGTGGCGAGTGCCGTAGCAAGCCCACCCCAGCGCCAGTGGTTGCTCCTGTAGCAGATGCCGCGGCCGACGAAGAAGCCCGCGAGTGGAAAGCCAACATTGAAATCCGTCTGAAACTCCTGTCGCTCAAGAGCAAATAACCACAACCTCTGCAAGGTGCCAACGGTCAGCCCCGCGCTGTGCTTTCAATAGCAACCGACAACTTGCCGCACGGAAGCATGGGCATACGCCCAATGCTGTCCTGCACCTCACCGCAAGCACCTAGCCCACATCCTCCGGACACTACACCCCGGCGCACCAGTAACGCCTGCACACCATACCGTGCAGATGAAGGAATCTACCATGCCTACTATCAAGGATATGTGCGAGCAGCGCACGAAGCTGATCACCGACGCCCAGGCGCTCGTGCTCGGCGAGAAGGTAACAGTTGAGCAGCGCGCCCAGGCCAACAAGATGGTTGCCGACGTCGAGATTCTCGAAGCCGACATCAACACAGCCCAGCGGCTGGAGAAGTTCGAGCTCGAGTCCCGCTCCAGCGTCAAGCCTCCCCGTGGCGCGCCTGCAGCCGGCTCCGACGAATCGGCAGAGAAGTCTGCCAAGGAAGTTCGTGCATTCGAACACTACATTAGGACCGGTGAGAAGCGCGACCTGACTACGACCTCGATGGGCGCAGTTATCCCGCAGCTGTTCAACTCCCAGATCGTCGACGCGCAGAAGCTCGTTGGTAACCTGGTGAGCGTCGTCGGCAAGAAAGTTACCGACATGAGCGGCGCGCCGTTGAAGGTTGGCATGACCAACGACACTGGCAACACCCTTACCACCATGACCGGTGAAACTACCGTCGTGGGTGAAGCTGATCCGGCTGTAAGTGGCTTCATCATGCAGGTGGACACCGTCGCGACTTCCGTGAAGGTGAGCTATCAGGAGCTCGAAGACAACAGCTTCGATGTCGCTTCCTGGATCAAGACTAAGTTCGGCATTCGCTACTTCCGCGGGCTGGAGTATTTGCTGGCAAACGGCAATGCGTCCAACGTGGCGTCCGTCGTGTCGACTGCAACGCTTGGTGCAACTTCCGAGGCGGCTGGCTTGATCGGCTACGACGATTTCGTGGCGATCTATTCGGCGCTCGATCCCGCGTATGAAGGCAATGCGAACTGGGCGATGAACTCCACCACCCGCGCCCGCGTCATGGGTCTCAAGGATACGCTCGGTCGTCCGCTGTTCATCCCGAACCCGAACTCCGGCGTTCTGGATCACATCCTGGGCCGTCCGATCGTCCTGTCGCAGCCTCTCCCTACGGCCTTCACTTCGGGCAATGTCGGCGTGCTGTATGGCGACTTCAACGAGGGATACCTGCTCCGCACGGATGGCCCGATGAGCATCCGGCGTTCGGATGATCGCTTCGTGGATTCGCTCGAAACCATCTTCGTGGCGTATGCCCGCGTCGGTGGTCACTCGAC